GTACCTTTACAATTCAACAGGTAATTTTATTGAAATCACAGGTTCATACTCTAATGCTTCTAGATATGTAAGAGTTGCTTCTGTAACATCTCCAACTCCTGACTATTTTGATAATGCTGGAGTAGCTAAAACAGCTTACACAGGATTTATCCCAGCAATAGGTTCAGGTTCATATGGTGGTTCATTCAGCGGTGGTGCTGGTTCAATTATCCCATCTGGAAGAACAATGAACTTATACGATACTGTAAATGCTACAGATACACAAGGTTTAGTATCAAGTGATTATGACAATATGTTAACATTATTAGCTAATGCTGATGATTACAGATACAACATCTTATTACTCCCAGGTTTAAATAACGCTCAACACACTTCAACTATCACTACAGCTATCCAAAATGCCCAATCTAGAGGCGATAATATGGTAGTGATTGACCCTGTTGCTTATAATGGTAGCGTTGCTACAGCTTTAACACAAGCTGCTTCACGTAATACTTCATACGCTGCTATGTACTGGCCGTGGTTACAAACCCTTGATCCTAGCACAGGAAAGCAAGTTTGGTTACCTGCCTCTACATTAATGGGTGGTGTGTTTGCCTTTAACGATAATGCTGGTGAGCCATGGTTCGCACCTGCAGGTATTAACAGAGGTGGTTTAGGATCTGTAATCCGTGCCGAAAGAAAATTATCTCAATCTGATAGAGATACTTTATACCAAGGCAATGTTAACCCAATCGCTACATTCCCAGGAACTGGTGTTGTAGTATACGGTCAAAAGACATTACAGAAAACAGCATCTGCTCTTGACAGAGTAAACGTTCGTAGATTATTAATCACTCTTAAGTCATACATTTCTCAAGTAGCTCAAAACTTAGTGTTTGAACAAAACACAGCTGCTACTAGAAACAATTTCTTAGCCCAGGTTAATCCATACCTCGAATCAGTTCAACAACGTCAAGGTTTATATGCCTTCAAGGTAGTAATGGATGATAGCAATAATACACCAGACGTAATTGATAGAAACCAGTTAATCGGTGCTATTTACATCCAGCCAACTAGAACAGCTGAATTCATTTACCTTGACTTCAACATCTTACCAACTGGTGCTACGTTCCCAGCATAAGAATATGAATGGTTAATATTTATAATAGAATTAAATAAATAAAAAATGGCAGTATTATCTCCTACCGAAATCTTTTTCACGGCATTTGAACCGAAACAAAAGAATAGATTTGTCATGTATATTGACGGTGTTCCTTCGTTCATGGTTAAAGGTGTTGGTGCAGTTCAAGTACAAAATAATCCAATTAAACTTAACCACATTAACGTTCAACGTTTTGTAAAAGGAAGAACTGAATGGCAGACAATCCAATTTACATTATTTGATCCTATCACACCTTCAGGTGCTCAGGCAGTAATGGAGTGGATACGTTTACACCACGAATCAGTAACAGGTAGAGATGGTTACTCTGATTTCTATAAAAAAGACTTAACATTTAACGTAATCGGTCCTGTTGGTGACGTAGTTTCAGAATGGATTATTAAAGGTGCTTTAATTACTCAAGCTAACTTTGGTGAATATAGTTTTGACCAAGATGGTGCGGTAGAAATCCAAATGACAGTTCAACCTGACTATTGTATCTTAAACTTCTAAAAAAGTTTTACATATTTTTTAAAGAAGAGCTTGATTTTGTCAAGCTCTTTTTTTATATTCATATTTATAACTAGAACAGTTTTAACAAAATTATATGAGTTTTACATTACCTACCGAAATCGTAGAATTACCCTCAAAAGGTTTACTATACCCCGAAAACCACCCTTTAGCATCAGGTGAGATTGAAATCAAATACATGACAGCTAAGGAAGAAGATATCCTTACTAATGCTAATTATATTAATAACGGCATTGTGTTAGATAAATTACTAGAGTCTGTAATTGTAACTAAAGTTAATATGAATGATATTCTTATTGGTGATAAGAATGCTATTATGGTTGCAACTCGTGTTTTAGGGTATGGAGGTGAATATAAGTTCAAATATGGAGATGAAGAACAAACAGTAGATTTATCGCAAATTGAAGCAAAACCTATTGATGAATCCATATATACTCGCGGGGTAAACGAATTTTCTTTTACTCTTCCAGCAACCAATACACCTATTACTTTCAAGTTGTTAACTCACGGAGATGAAGTAGCTATCACTAAAGAATTAGAAGGTAGAAAAAAAGTTAATAAAGAAGCATCTTCTGATTTAACTATAAGACTTAAACGTCTTATTACTTCTATTAATAGTTCTCGTGAACAAAAAGATATTAATGATTTTGTAGATAATTATCTGCTAGCTCGAGATGCTCGAGCACTTAGAGAACATGTTCGCCAGATTCAACCAGACGTAGATCTGACTTTTTTTCCCGAAGGAAGCGATACCAGAGTCGATATCCCAATTGGGATTAGCTTTTTTTGGCCTGAACTCTGAGACATCTAATCAATACAAACTTAACTTATTTACTGAAATCCATGAAATAGTATTTTATGGGAGAGGAGGTTATACATGGGGTGACGTGTATAATCTTCCTATGTGGTTAAGGAATTATACTTATAAAAAAATTAAAGAACATTACGAAAAAGAAGCAGAAATAGCTAAAAATGCTTCATCAAATTCTAATCCCAATCAAACTACTTTAATAAAGCCTGATGGGACTATAAATAAACCCGCATTTACACAAGCATCTCAGCCATATAAGTCAAAACTTTAAGTTTTTTAATATTTATAAATAAATAAATAATGGCTAATTTAGACGATTTAAGAGATGAAGCAACTAGGCTACAAGAAGATCTTTTAGCTATTAGTAGTGCTGTTACTTCTTTATCATTTGACATCCAAAAAGATTTAACAGATGCTCTTAAGTCAGGAGTAGACGAAGCAAGAGCACTTAATAGAGAATTTACTTCATCTACAAATCGTGTTCAAACTTTAATAAGGCAACAAATAGATTTAGTAGAAAAATCTAAAGCAGGGGTTAATGTAGAAAAAGAACTTGACAAAGTATACCAAAAATTAAACACTGCCCTTCAAGCTCAAGAAACTGCTAGAGATAATATTAAAAATGAAACTAAACTTCAAGGTTTTGTTAATCAACAAAACTTGGCTCTTGTTACTCAAGAATCAGATGAAGCTAAAAAATATAATGATTTAGCCAAACAAAAAAACGGAGAAATCCAAAAAGCAATTCCTATTGAACAAAAAATAGGAACGATACTTAAAGATAATATAGATAAGTTTGATAAAACCGGTACTTTATCTAAACTAATAAATTTTGAATTATTTAAATCTCTTAGTTTACTTGACCTTGCAAAAGTTGCGATTACTTTTATAGTCCAAGGAATGTTTACCGCATCTGCACAAGCAGCTTCTTTTAGAAAAGAACTGGGTATAAGCTCTGATGCTTCTTATGAATTAAGAAGAAATATGGTAGGTACCTCTGTAGCTACTGAAAATTCATTTATAAACGTTGAAAGATTAAGTAAAGGTTTCAATGAATTAACAAAACAAACTGGTCTATTAGCTGACTTTGGAGGTAAAACCTTAGAGACATTTACAGTTTTAAACCAACAAATGGGTTTAGGCGCTAAAGAAGCTTCTCAACTTACTTTATACGCTCGTTTACAATCTAAAGATACTGAAGCTGTATTAGGAAATACAGTAAATACTGTAGGCACTTTAATTAAACAAAATGGGGTTGCATTTAACACTTCTCAAATCCTTAAAGATATAGCATCAGCAAGTGCTGCTACTGCTGTATCATTAGAAAAAAATCCTCAATTGTTAGCTGAAGCTGCTATTCAAGCTCGTTTATTAGGCACAGATTTAAAATCAATTGAAAATATAGCAGGTAATTTGTTAAACTTTGAACAATCTATTTCTAGGGAATTAGAAGCTGAATTGTTAACTGGTAAACAAATTAATTTAGAAAAAGCAAGATTAGCAGCTTTAAACAACGATTATGCTACAGTCTCAGAAGAAATTCGTAACAACGAAGCAGTAATTTCAGCTTTTGCTACTAATAACAGAATCCAACAAGATGCTATTGCCGCAGCTTTAGGTGTTAGTAGAGAACAACTAGCTCAAATGACTCTCCAACAAGAATTTAACAACCTCTCAGCAGAACAATTTAAAGAAACTTATGGAGAAGTTACTTACCAACAATTACAATCACGTAGTGCCCAAGAAAGATTAGCAGATACTTTAGCTAAACTTACAGAGATTGGAGCTAATTTAGGTGCTTCTATGGCTCCTATACTAGATGCTATTGCTTATATAGTCTCTAGTGGTCCTGCTGTAATAGGAATATTCTCAGCTTTAGCTACTAGATCAGTACTAGCTGCTGTTGCTAATATTACAGGAATGGCTGCTCTTGTGCCTATAGTAGGTGTAGGTTTAGCAGCGGCAGGTATTGCAGCTTTATACGCTAATATGTCAAAATCTAAACAATTAGTTCAAGATGGTATAGCCCCAGCATCTAGAGGCCCATTTACTATTACTGATGCTTATGGTGAAATAGGAAAGACTACTCCAGGTGATGGTTTAGGAATTGTAGCTACTCCTAACATAAATAAAGATGTAGAAGGTAATAAATACTTAGAAATGGTTTCCCTTCTTAAAACTATAGCAAATAAAGACACTAATTTCTCAATTGGAACCCAACAATTAGGTACTGGTATGAACATGTACACGTATAACGTATAAACCTAATACCTTCAATATTTATAACTAAAAACATTATGGGACTTTTAAACAAATACACAACTCAATCCAGTAAATTAGCTCCATCTGATGGCAGAACCCCAGGTACTCCTACTAATCCAGGTGCTACTAAACAATCAAAACTCCACGCTTTTGGTGATACCCCAGGATATTCATTAAATGGTGCTTACTTTAATGACGTAAACAACGCAAGTAACATCTATGATAATGGATCCCCAGCTGCTTTCCCATTACCATTCCCAAGCCGATTAGACTTAAATGGTGTTACTCCAGCAGGATACCAAGCCCCAGAAGTTGGAATTCCTACAGATAGATTGCAAGATATAACAGGTTAATAAATGCCCTTACTTCCTAACCTCCCGTACACAGACTTAACCAAACTTAAGTTTGGGGCTCCTAATATTGGCGATAGACCAGGTGGGGGGTGGAGTGGGCAACCTTTTATTTCAACTTCTGGGATAGATATATCTCGATTATCTATTGAAGATTTAGGACGTACTGGTGGTCCTGATATGTTTTTAAGAGGAGGGTATCTAGTACCTGGTAGAGTATTAGAAGATGAAGAAAGATTATTAAAGTTATTCACGAAAACCAATACGGGAGTATTATTTACGGCCCAACAAAATCTATTATCTACTTTAGGCACTAGAATTTACGGCGGATATCCCCTTTCAGTTAGAATTGCTAACTTAGCTAGACTAAACGACGGTACTTACACACCTTTATCTACAGCTGCAGCTATTGCTGGTAATGCTTTTGGTACCCATCCTAATAAACAAGGCATAGATTTTACAGGAGAAACTAATTTTGGTAGACCTGAATATATTAAACTAGTTAAAGGAGGGATATTTAATACAGGTAATGGTGAAGGTATTGCTGCTATTAAAAATAACCGTTTAATTAGGTTATCTAATAAACATTATGGTAATGATGATTTAA